TTTGCGGATCGATTCTAATGCTGTGCATTGGTGTTGCGGTTGTGGTTCTGGCAATAGGATTTTTCAAGTACATGAAAAGAGGATGACGAAATGAGACAATCCGAGATCAATGTCAATACGTTCTGGGAGTACGTTAAGAAGAAATTCCCGGATGCCAGATTCGTCAGATGGTATGACGATGGGAACCTGACATTTTACCCGAACGGGCGCTCTGAACTGGACGACCGGAATCTCAGCGTGTGTTATCGGAATGACCGCGCGCAGCTGGCAATCTCGGTCGGCGATCACTGGAGGTGAGGTGGATGAAGGTGGTCATTTTAGACGATGTGATTCGGTTCTGCCGTGATCATAACTTTCAATCCGTCGGTCTCGACCAGCTGAAAGACATGGCGATCACCAACAACCAACAGGGTCAGCTGATCGCCTACTGCGCCGGTTATGCCAAGGCAACTCAGGACGCGATTGAAGCGTGGGCGGAGAAACGCCCGGAGGTAAATATCGATGACGATAGAGGAACTTAACAGGTTGCGCTATCTCGCGATTGAGGTTGTTCGCGTAAACGAACAGATCGAGCGGCTCCGCACTTACGTCCAGCGGACCTCACCCGGTTTCGACGGGATGCCGCACGGAACCGCCTATCATGATGCGTTCGCGGAGTATGTGGCCAATGTGGATCAATACTTAGATCTGCGGGTCGAGTTGGCCGGCAAGATGCAGGAGGAGATCATAAGCCTGTCAACCGAGATCATGAGCCTGCCGAAACCACAAGCCGATACGCTCTGGAAGTATTATGCAGAAGGCAAAGGCATCCGCCGGATCGCCCGCGAGATGCACTACGATAAGCGTCATGTTTACAGGTTACTTCGGCAGGGTGAACACAATGTCACCACTATGTCACTGAAATCATGAGATAATTGTAGCGTCGAAGAACGGGGTTCTGGTTACGGGTCTGTCATAGTAAACCTCCTTTCTGCTTGGGAGTCGGGAAACCGGCTCCCTTGTTGTTTGGTCGTTCTGGAATTATTACGGTTGGTAGGGGTGGTGGTTCGGTGGAATTTTACGGAGGCGGTTAAAAATGCCGGATGGGGTCGCTCGTCGCCAGGCATACAGGCCAGATCATAGCGGCGGAGCGCATCAGGTAGCGTTCCGGAGCAATCGCAAGATCATCTTCGCGACGCAAGAATATTGCGCGCTTTGCGGAAAGCCTGTCGATTTTTCGCTGAAATTTCCTGATCCAATGTCGCCAACAGTGGACCACATCGTTCCAATCGCAAAAGGAGGCCACCCCAGCGCCCTGGAGAATCTTCAGCTCGCGCATCTGGCCTGCAACCGCAGAAAAGGACAAAATTTAGCGACCCGGCAGGTTCCGAAGGCGGCGAAGTCGAACCGAAGTCTGCCGCTCAGTGCCGACTGGACGGTTTATTAGGGGGGCTACCTGGGCAGGGTAAAGCTCGCCTAACCAATCCCGCCGTACTCGTTAAATTTCTCACGCAACTCAGGCCGATCAGCGGCCTATTTTAATTTTTGAGGTCGATATGGAGTATTTAGGTATTGAGATCCTCCGCAAAAAGCTGGAAATGAAGCGCCGCCGGGTGCTGAAGCGCTACAAATACTACGATATGCACCAGGCTGTGGAATTTGTCCGCCGGGATATGCCCCCGGAGTTTGAGTGGATGCGCTCCGTCCTCGGCTGGTGCGCTGCCGGTGTTGACAGCGTGGCCGACCGTCTGATCGTCAAAGGGTTCCGGGATGATACGCCGAACATGGGAGGCATTTATGATCGCAACAACCCGGACATCCTGATGGACTCCGCGATCCTGGGCGCCCTTATCGGTTCGTGCAGCTTTATCTATCTGCGGACCGACGAAAACGGTTATCCACGCATGAGGGTGATCGATGGATCCGACGCGACCGGCGTGATCGACACGGACACCTATATGCTCAGGGAGGGCTATGCGGTCCTGGAACGGGATGCGAACGACAACCCGGTCCTGGAGGCTTATTTTATTCCCGGCATGACGATGTTTTACCAGTATGACAAGTCTCGGGAGCGGATGATCGCCCAGGTAATCCAGAACCCGGCCAAGTATCCGCTGCTCGTTCCGATCATTTACCGGCCGGATTCCAAGCGGCCGTTTGGCCACAGCCGGATCTCACGCGCCTGTATGGATCTCACTCAGGCGGCCATGCGCTGTCTTATGAGGAGTGAGGTGGCCGACGAATTCTTTAGCTATCCGCAGAGGTACGCGATCGGCCTGGACTCAAAAGCGCAGCAGGATTTCGATACATGGCGCGCGGCCATGTCAGCATTTCTGCGAATTGACAAGGATGACGACGGCGAGAAGCCGACGCTTGGCCAGTTCCAGGCATCGAGCCAGACGCCGTACAATGACCGGCTGAAGATGCTGGCCGGGATGTTCGCCGGTGAGACGGGGCTGACTGTGGACGATCTCGGAACGCCGGTCGACACGCCCACCAGCGCGGACGCGATCCGGGCGAGCCACGAACGGCTCCGGCTGATTACGACGAAGGCACAGAGGACCTTTGGCACCGGCTTCATCAATGCCGGTTACCTGGCTGTCAGTCTCCGCGACGGGATCGGCTATGACCGCGAGATGATTCAGGGCGTCAGCGTTCGATATGCCCCGATCTTCGCGCTTGACGCGTCCCAGCTCGGGGCGGTGGGCGATGCGATCATGAAGATCCAGCAGGCGTTCCCGGACTACTTCAACGCGGAGCGGCTCCAGGATCTGGTCGGGATCTGAGGTGACGCATGGCTGATTATAGTGCTGATGTGACCAGGATCTGCGAGAGCTTCACGGAATCGATGAGGCGGGACAAGCGCGTCAAGTCGCTCCTCCAGAAGGTCGAGGAAGGCGCGGCCACCTATGCTGAGGCCAGCAAGCTGTCAGCGTACTCCGGGCGAGCGATCGCCAGGCTGGTGACCGACACGCTCCTGGACTATACGCCGGAGGGTTCGGTAGATCTCCGGGTGATCAGCGCGATCCTGCCGCCGACGCTTCGATTCAACTATGATTTCGTGGCCGATGTGGCGGCCCAGGTCCAGCTGGCCATGAATAAGTCGGCCGGTCTCGGATTAAACGCGAAGCCGGCAGACTACAACCAGAGCAGAGTGGACGGCCTGATCAAAGAGGCCACCGGAAAACCGGACTTCCACGCGTTCGCGCCCACGTTTGAACAGCAGATCGAAAACGCGAGCATGGCCGTGGTCGATTCAAGCGTCAAAAATAATGCCGCCTACCAGTACGGCATCGGGCTGCATCCGATCATCAGAAGGATCTCGGATGCTCACTGCTGTGCCTGGTGTTCCAACCTGGCAGGCGTTTATCCATACCCGGACGTGCCGGAGGATGTCTATCAACGGCATCGGGACTGTAACTGTGTTCTGACCTATGAGATCGGAAACAAGGTGATAAGACGAATTTGGGGGTGATTCGATTGTCGACCGCACGGGACGGACCGGGATAAGGAGGGGCGCGGATGTCTGGAAGAATTGGGAACCAGACTCCGACCCAAAGCAAGATTTTACCCTTTAAGCATACAAAAGGCCCGGAGGCCATCGCGCTGTATGAGGGGAGCGGCCGGTCCGCGATCGAGTGGGAAGGCAACATCCTGAGCGCGATGATGGCCGTCGATGATGACGGCCTGTGGATCCATCAGAAATTCGGCTATTCGCTGCCGCGCCGGAACGGAAAGAACGAAGTCATTGCCGCCAGGGAATTCTGGGGACTGGCAACCGGCGAGAAGATCTGCCACACCGCTCACCGCGTATCAACATCCCACGCGGCCTGGGAGCGCCTCAGGAAGTTATTGACTGATGCGGGATATGTTGAGCTTGGCAGAAAGGTCAAAGACGAAACGCCGCCGGCGAAGAGCTTTCACTGTATGAAGGCGCTGGGCCTCGAAACGATCGAGGTGACAAACGGTGGAGTGGCCGTGTTCAGGACGCGCACCGTCTCCGGCGGACTCGGCGAAGGTTTTGATCTCCTGGTGATCGACGAGGCCCAGGAATACACAACGGCCCAGCAGGCTGCCCTGATCTACACGGTCACTGACAGCAAGAATCCGCAGACGATTCTCTGCGGAACTCCGCCGACCACGGAATCCGCTGGCGATGTGTTCAGCGAGATGCGGAATGCGGTTTTGTTCGGTGAGAGCTATGACGCAGGCTGGGCAGAGTGGTCGGTGGAAGATGAACCGGCCGATCTGATGGACACGGAACTCTGGTATATGACCAATCCGAGCATGGGTTACCATCTGGACGAGCGCAAGATCCGATCCGAGTATGATCCGCGGAATAAGCTGGATTTCATTATCCAGCGGCTCGGCTACTGGTACCAGTACAGCCTGAAATCTGCGATTTCTGAGGCGGACTGGCGGCGCGTCGAGGTCCCGCACCGGCCGGATCTGGAGCCAGATCGATTCTTCGGCGTTAAGTTCGGGAAGAACGGAAAGAACGGATGCCTAGCGGTGGCCAGCAAGACGAAGGACGGCAAAATCTTCGTTGAGGCGATCGACTGCATCCCGATCCGCTCCGGCGTGGACTGGATCCTGCCGTACGCGAAGAACCCGAACTGCAAAGGCATCACGATCGACGGGGAAGGCGGCAAGGCCGACCTGATCAAGATGCTGGAAGTTCATAAGCTGAAGAAGCTGGTCACGATCCCGACCGTGCAGGACATCATTGACGCCAATGCCGGATTTGAGGCGGCGATCTTCCAGATGAACCTGGAACACATCGACCAGGAGCCTCTCAGGAACGCGGTCAGCAACTGCGCACACCGTGCGATCGGGTCGCGCGGCGGTTTCGGTTTTTCGACCACAAACGACGCTTATGAGGTCGCCCTGATCGAATCGACGGCGCTGGCGTTGTGGCTGTGTGCTAATTATAGGGGTAAATCAACCGCACAGATTCACTATTAGGTTGGAGGATCCTTCGGGATCTTTTGATAAACACGCATACCAAGCGGTAATTGGGAGGAGTTAAAATGGCAAATTTAGAAAAGCCGATTACTACACAGGAAGAGCTGGATGCTCTTATCTCGGATCGCCTGAGGCGCGAGCGCGAAACGTCCGTCAAACGGTATGAGGGATTTCTCTCACCGGAAGATAAGCAGACGCTGATCAACACACACGCCGCAGAGGTCCAGAAGCTGACGGATTCCGTTACGGATCTCCAGAATCAGCTGAAAACCAAAGACGAAGAACTGGCCGCAAGTCTGCATTACAGGACCGACCTGGAAAAAACGAGAATCGCACTGGCTGCCGGTTTGAAGCCAGAATATGCCGACCGCCTCAGAGGCGAGACGGCAGACGACTGGAAAGCGGACGCGGAGATCCTCGCGAAGGATTTCAAGGCCGCGCACACTGTTGCCCCGTCTGGCAACCCTGAACCGATCACGGATCCTAAGGATGCAAACCGCAAAAGGTTCCAGGACTGGTTCGATGAAAATCTAAAAATAGGAGACTAGAAAAATGTCTGGAATCGCAACAAATCGCACCAACATCACTCTCCCGACCGACGTCAGCGGAGAGATTATGCAGAAAATCCAGGAGCAGTCCGCAGTTATGCGTTTTGCTCGCAAAATCGACCTTCCCGGCCGTGGCCTCACCATCCCGGTGATCACCGCAGATCCTGAAGCCGCATGGGTCTCTGAGACCGATGCGAAGCCGGTTTCCAATCCCGGCCTCAGCCAGAAGATTATGTCCGGCTACACCCTGGCCGTCATCGTTCCGTTCTCCAATCAGTTCCGGCGCGATGCTGGCGCACTGTATAACGCACTTGTCGAGCGTCTTCCTCTCGCCCTGGCTGCAAAGTTCGACGCGACCGTATTCAACGGCACGGCACCCGGCAGCAACTTTGACGTGCTGACCAGCTGCACCGCTCACAGCCTCGTCACCGATGTCTATGATGGCATTGTGGCCGCTGACACCGCGATCGCAGAAGCCGGCGGAATGAATAACGGTTTCGTCATCTCTCCGCTCGGCCGCGGCATCCTCCTCGGAGCAAAAGACGGAAACGATCGTCCGCTGTTCATCAACTCCGTCGCGGAAGGCGCGATCCCGATGATCCTCGGCGTTCCGACCATCATCAACAAAGCTTGCTACAAGCAGGCAACCTCTCCGAGTCTCGATGTCGTTGGCTTCTGCGGCGACTGGTCTCAGGCCATGTATGGCGTGGTCGAAGGCGTCGACATTTCCATCTCCGATCAGGCGACCGTCACGCTGTCCAACAACACGGTGGTCAACCTCTGGCAGCGGAATATGTTCGCAGTCAGGGCGGAGATCGAAGTCGGCTTCCGTGCTGACACGAACTGCTTCATGAAACTCGCTTACACGGGTTCCGGGTCCTGATTTGGACTAAACTGATCAGCCGGGCGGTGCCTTTCGGTACCGCTCGGTTTTTGCATGGAGGTTAACATGGTTAAGATGATTAACGGCATGACCGGCACCGAGATGTATGTGGCCGAGGACAGGGTAGAGGCCTATAAGGCACACGGCCACAAACTCGCAGAGGCGCCGGCACCGGCTAAGGAAGAAAAGCCGAAAACCGCCAAGAAAACAACCAAGAAGAAGGGTGAATAAACATGGAACCGTTCGCAAGCGTCACTGACGTGATCACACTGTCCGGCAAAAATTACACGGCAGAAGACCAGACACGGATCTGCAAGATCCTCGGCCTGATTTCGTCCGAACTGCGCTTTGAGGCGCACGAAGTCGGCAAGGACCTGGACGAGATGATCGCGGCCGACGCGAGCGGATCCTATGGGGACGTTGTCAAACTTGTCACTGTTGACATTGTTGTCCGGGCCATGCGGCAGAACTTTGAGGGCGAGCCGATGACGCAGGAAAGTCAGTCCGCGCTGGGTTATTCCTGGAGCGGTACGACAACGATCGCCGGCGGAGGCATTGCAGCCGCCATTCTGAAAAACGATCTGAAGCGCCTCGGCCTTCGCAAGCAGAGATTCGGCTGGATCCATCCGTATGATTGGAGGG